GGGTGACAGCTGATCGGCAGAAACATGTGTTGATCAAGAAGCAACTGCCTAACCTTGATCTACGTTTTCTTTTCCAGAATGCAAACGCGAAACTGTATAAGGGGTCTAAAACTTCTTATGCAGACTTTTGCATGAAGAATGGGTTCGAATGGGCACACAAGCGAATACCATCAGAGTGGATTGAAGAATGTCACATCGGCATGAAGCAAGCCAAATAAAGAGAGCAAGGGGCGGTCTTAGGATCGCCCTTTTTTATTTTAAGGGAAGCAACAAATGAATGAACAAGAAGAGAGCACCTTTGTGTCTCACGAACAATGCGATGCCTGTGGGTCATCGGATGCAAACAGCGTCTACAGCGATGGACATATGTTCTGCTTTAGTTGTCTAAAACACACCCCAGCTGAGGGTGAAATAGTACCTGTCGAAAAGACAAATGCAGCCAACTCTTTTTTGAACGGCGACTTTATGGAATTAAGGTCACGAAAGTTGACTGAAGCCACATGCCGTAAGTTTGGTTACTTTGTGACAAAAGACAGCAAAGGTGAGCCAATACAGGTGGCGAACTTCAAGGATGCTAAAGGTAAAACTGAAGGCCAGAAGATACGCACAAGAGACAAGCAGTTTCCTACACTTGGGAAGATCAATGGTCTCTTTGGTATGCACCTGTGGTCAGCTGGTAAGAAGCTAGTCATTACAGAAGGCGAGATAGACGCCATGAGCGTCAGCCAAGTGCAACAGCATAAATTCGCTACAATATCTGTGAGGAATGGCAGTGCTGGGGCTAAGAAAAACCTGTTGGAAAACATTGATTACCTCAACAACTTTAGAGAGATAATCTTGATGTTTGATCAGGATGAAGCTGGACGAAAAGCCGCCATTGAGTGTGCTGAAGTCTTGCCTATCGGTAAAGTTAAGATTGCTGTCTTACCACACAAGGATGCTAATGAGTGTCTTGTGAAAGGTGAGGCTGGAGCAATCATCAGTGCTATTCACCAAGCCGCTGATTACAGGCCAGATGGTATAGTCCAGATGTCTGACATGCGTGAGACTGTAGCTACACCAGACGCTGAAAGTCCAATGAAGTACCCATATCCAAGAGTAAACAATATGCTCAAAGGAATACGACAGGGCATTGTGACTATTGTGGCTGGAAGTGGCACAGGTAAGTCTACATTAATCCGTGAGATTGCTTACAACCTACATATGTCAGGAACACGGGTTGGCATGTTGATGCTAGAAGAAAGCACTAAGCGAACAGCCCAAGGTCTCGTAGGTCTCCACATCAATAGAAACATTGTGATTGATGAGGATGCGGCAACACCAGAGGAGATCAAGACAGGCTTTGATGACTTACTATCTCATGGTCAGATTTATCTCTTCGATCACTTTGGGTCATTTGACATAGACACCATTTGTAATCGTATCAGGTATATGAAGCATGGTCTTGGGTGTGATGTCGTCTTCTTAGATCACATTAGTATTCTCGTTAGCTCGTATGCTGGTGCATCAGACAACGAGAGGGTTCTAATAGACCACATCATGCACACTCTCACAGTCCTGTGTACTGAGTTGGACTTAGCATTAATCCTTGTGTCACACTTAAAGAGGCCAAACTCTGAAAGAGGTCACGAAGGTGGCGATAGAGCACAGCTGTCACAGCTGAGAGGTAGCCACAGTTTAGCACAGCTGGCGACTGCTTGTATTGCTATGAATGTGGATAGTGAAGACCCCACGTCTGGCAAGCGAGAACTTGTCGTACTCAAGAATAGGCATACAGGATTTGTAGGCCAAGCGGATGAACTTCAGTACAACCGCGAAACAGGCAGACTTACTGCCACTGATAGTAACTTCGGTTTCTAAAAACTCCCAAATCAAAACATTAGTAAAGCAAAGGAACACGTATGCGTGGTTTATCATCTACGTCCAGAGAGGCGTATGCAAACACAGATTTAACAAAGAATACTAGGATGGTCTTCGATGTCATCCAAGCGGCTGGAGACAAAGGTTGCATCAGTGCACAGGTACAGCTGGCACTTAAGCACATGCCGTATGGCTCAATCACCAACCACTTTAAATGGCTGAAAGACGCTGGGCTCATAGAAGTCATAGGGAAGCGCAAAAGTCCGTATGGACGCAATCAGCAAATCTTTAAAGCAACAAGACAACTCAATGCACAAGGGGAGCTATTCCGATGAAAACTACAGGCATCCATGAATACACAATGAATGAATATCAAGCAGATGCGGCGTCTACAATGATCTACAAATGGAAGGTCATCTACCCAGCTTTAGGTCTGGCAAATGAAGCTGGTGAAGTCCTTGGTAAAATCAAGAAACTCATCAGAGATCAAGATGTAACCTTTGATGGTATGGACACAATCCCAGCGCAAAAGAAAGCTGAGATATGCGACGAGTTAGGAGATGTGCTTTGGTACATTGCGGCTTTATCTAAAGACTTAGGCATTACCATGAATGAGGTAGCCGCCATGAACCATGAGAAGCTACAGTCACGGCAGAAACGCGGTGTCTTGAAGGGCTCTGGTGACAAGCGATGAGTCGTTGGATATGGGACTTAGAGAGCAACGGGCTATTAGATACCATCCACACTATCTGGTGCATCGTTTGCCGTAATGTAGACACTGGCGAAGTCCGTAAGTTTAACCCAGACCAGATCGAGGACGCACTTGAGTTACTAGCGAATGCTGATGAGATTATAGGTCACAACATCATCGACTACGACATCCCAGCGATACAGATAGTTTATCCTGAGTGGACAACGAAGGCCAAGGTAACTGACACCTTAGTTCTCTCAAGATTGATACATGGCGACATGTTTAATGAGGATGCTGAACGCAACTTCAGTGTCTCAAAGTTTCCTAAAAAACTCTGGGGAAGCCATAGCTTAAAGGCTTGGGGTCTTCGCCTTGGTGACTTCAAGGATGACTACGATGGCGGCTGGGAAGCATACAGTGAAACTATGATGTCATACTGCGTTACAGATACTCAGGTGACTGATACGTTATACAAGAAGTTGATGAAGACGGAGCCTACTCAGAAGTCTATCGACCTTGAGCATCGTATGGCATCAATATGTCGTGAGATCGGTAGTAATGGCTGGACTTTCAATGAGAAGAAAGCTGGTGAACTGTATGCCGAACTTGCACAGAAACGCCATGTCATTGAGGAAGACTTAAAGGAACTGTTTCCACCTTGGGAAGTGACTGAGGATTTCTATCCTAAAGCCAACAACAAGACACGTGGGTATGTCAAAGGTGAACTGTTTGTTAAGTCTAAGACAATCTACTTTAACCCAGCTTCTCGCGTCCACATCCAGAAGTGTCTGGTGGACAAGTACAAGTGGAGGCCAAAGCAATTCACTCCCAATGGTCAAGCCAAGATCGACGAAACCATACTAAATTCTCTTCCGTTTCCAGAGGCCAAGAGGCTTGCTGAGTTTTTTATGATACAAAAGAGGATTGGTATGCTGGCTGAAGGTGCTGGGGCATGGCTCAAGAAGGTTAGTCCTGATGGTAGACTGCGACACCGACTAAATAGCAATTCCTGTGTTAGTTCAAGGATGTCAGCAAATTCACCAAACCTCCAGCAGATAGTTTCGGCAAACTCACCTTATGGCAAAGAGTGCCGTGAGTTGTTCACAGCACCAGAGGGCTGGTTTATCTGCGGTACGGATTTGTCGGGCATCGAGTTGCGGTTGTTAGCTAGTTACTTGCATCCCTATGATAATGGAGAGTATGTCAAAGTTATCCTTGAAGGTGACATCCACACCTACAATGCAAAAGCATTTGGAACTTCACGTTCTGTAGCCAAGACACTTATTTACTCCATTAATTATGGCGGTGGTGATGCATTAGTTGGCAAGGTTGCTGGTGGTGGTAGGGCTTTAGGTAAGAAACTAAAGGATAAGTTTTTTAAAGAAGTACCAGCATTTGCAACTCTAAATAAGAACTTAGAGACAGCATCTAAACGTGGGTACATCAAAGCCTTAGATGGTCGCAAGCTGACAATACGAGGCAACTCAAGCCATCGCTGTTTATCGCAATTACTCCAGTCAGCTGGTGCGATTGTTGCAAAGCACTGGCTGATGATGACCTACGACACAATCAAATCAAAATATGGCGAGGACGCTTTCATAATGGGCATGATCCATGACGAAATGCAGATCGCCTGTAAGACAAAGGAGATAGCCGAAGATGTCGGAAATATCGCTGGAGCAATGGCACAAGAAGCTGGCGTTGCTCTCGGACTTAACATTGCCACTGAAGCAGAATATTCCGTGGGAAGAACTTGGGCTGACACTCACTGAGAAGAACGATTACTTAGAGAACTTATTGCTTCTCTTTATAATCATTGATCGTGCGTGGCGTAAGCCATTCACAGTCAAATCAGACTTCGCAAGAGTAGGAGCACTTCACGTTGCCATAGCGGCAAGTGAAGGCTTCATAACAAATCAATTAGATGAAGATAGCTGGGGTAATCGTTGGTTCGTAACCCTAGATGGACAGGATATACATGATGAAATCTCAAGAACTCTTAAACAAGTCATTTACGCGCCCCACATTACTCATTGATGGTGACTTATATCTCTTTAGATCAGCCATTGCTGTCGAACATGAGATAGATTGGGGTGATGACGTATGGTCACTTTCTACAGATTTAAAAGCAGCTAAAAAACTTTTTGTATCGATGATTGATGCATTCAAGAAAGAGTTGGTTGTAGAAGATGTAATAGTCACAATATCAGGCCAAAAGAACTTTCGTAAAGACGTGCTAGAGACCTACAAAGGCGGACGTAAGAAAGTCCGTAAACCAGTCGGCTACAAAGCCCTAGTCGAGTGGGCTATGGAAGAATACGATAGCATTATGGTGGATTGCTTAGAAGCTGACGATGTCATGGGCATCATGGCCTCTCTACCAAACACTGAAGCTATAATCGTGTCTGATGACAAAGACATGAAGACCATTCCC